AAAAAGCACCACGCGGAATTATGGATTCCGTACTTAACAAAATGTATAAATAATTAAATTAAAAAAAAATGGCTAATCCAACAATTACTACTTCTTCTTCCTTTTCTTTAACTTCGGAAATAATACCTTCTTCAACGATAACAAGAATACGTCCGTCTTCTAATTCGTATTCTCCAACGGGAACGGCTATCTTTTGTTCGTCTTCCGTTACGACAAAAACTTCTTTACCCGCTTCGAATGTATCCGCTTCGATTTTAGTTACTCCGTCGCCCATTAACATTTGCTCTAACTTAACTTCGTTAGATAACAACGCTTTTATTTTTTCTAATAGTGTGCTATTTTTCATATTTATTTTAGTTTAAAAAATTTTTTTCAAAATCTAATGCAGTTTTTTGAGATTTTTCAATAGCCAACATTAAATTATTAATAATAGTTGGAGTATCTGTTATTCCTAAATCTTTTAATTGTTTATTAAAATCTTCAACAACTTTTTTAGCGGGAGTAACATTTTTTCTTAAATTGTCAATTTTTTGACTTAACCTTTCTTTTGCGGAAATTATAGCTAATGTTTCTTTACCTAATTCTTCACTTTGTTTTGTCAATTCATTTACTATTTTTTTTGCTTCATCAATTAAAGCTAACTCAACTTCGTGTTTTCCTAACTCAACTTTATTAGCTTCGATTTCGTAAGCCTTGTTGATTTTGTCTAAAATTGTTTTCATATTATTATAATTAAAGGTTAAAAGTTTTGTTGCATTTTGTTACGGCTTCGGATACCAAAGCGGGGGTGGTGGAACGGGGTTCGGTGGTGTTACGTCGCTTCCTATTCCTTGGTTTTGTAGTTCGCCCGTGCAACACTTGGAATCGTATGTATTGTTCTTGCATAAACAACCACGCTTACCACCACGTGGGCTATTTCTTATTTCTTGTCTTCTTGCTTTCATCCTTGTCCGCGATTTAGTTTTTTATAATTCTTTGACGTTTTAAGTTGGCTCGTTTTTGATTTAGCGTGTACGTTAGGACGCTTTACTTTCGGCTTTTGAACGTGGTTAGAAGTTGCAACTTGTTTAGCCATTCATTATTTAATTACCGATTTTAATTTAGAAGATAATGTTTTATAATTATTAACATTTTTAACGGCTAATTTCATATCCTCTAATTCTTTAATATTATTAACATCTATCCCAAGTTCCTTTGCTAATTGCTCATATTTTGTAATTAATTTCTGCATTTGGATAGATAATTCAACGGCATCGTCTATTTTATCAAATAAATTTCTTATTTCATTATTTATACCAACATATTTAGAATTAATTGTATCAGTTAACCCAAAGTATTTACTAACTAATTCCTTTGAATCCGTTGAAATATTTAACTCGATTTCGTGCTTTTCTAAATTCGTTTTTTCGATTGCTTCGATTTTTCCTAATTTGTTTAGGATAGTGTTTAAGTTACTCATTTTATTTTATGTTTAATAGATTTTTAAGTTCGTTTATTATTTCCGTGGCTTCGTCTTCTTCGCTACTCATTTCGAATTTATCCGCGAAGTAACCTTCTATTGAAAATCCTTTTACTTTGCCTTCTTTAACATCGTTCCAAACTTCGTCATTATTTACTTTCATCGAAATCATCCAAGTTCCTTTTGGAAGTGAGAATCCGTAAAGATTCGATTTGTCCTTTTTTTCGTCTTCGATTATCCACGATTCAACCACGCTTAAACCTTTGAGTTTTTTCTCGTGTTCGTATGTTGCGTTGTTTTGATTTGAACGCATTAAAAATAATTCACTTGCTTTTCGAATAGTATCCTCGGAAAAGTAAATATAGTATTCTTCGTTCTTTGCGTTGCGTCGGTAAATTTGTTTGTTTGGAACTAAAGCCGCACCCATAAGAATTCGTTTCTCCGTGTCGATTTCTTTGAGCTCTATTTCGTGTTTATTTAAGGCTACAAAGTTTTCTTCGATTGCAGGGGATTTAACAACGCTTACCGCGTCTATTCCGCTTTGCTCGTCGTTTTCGTCTATTATCAATTCAATGATTCTCATATCTAAATAATTTAATTTGTTTTAAAGTGTTGCGTTTTGTATTCGGTTACGGTCTAAACTTTGCGCCGTTGTTACTTGTCCACTAACTACGTAGGCTTGTGTCGGTTGTTGTTGAAGTTGCGCTAATTGGTTAAGTCCGTTATTACCTACGACGTTAAACGAAGGCGCTTGAGTTCCCCCCGACATTCCACCACCTGTTGAACCACCACCACCACTACCACCCGCACCCGTAGAACCACCACCTTCGAACTTTTGTGTTGAAATCTTAGCAACGTTTACTAATCCCGAAGCAATAGCTAACCCCGCGGCAATAGCACCACGAACAGGGGAAGAAGCATCCGCAACGGGGTTAAATTGTGAGTAAAACGCAGAATTCGCGCTTGCGTAAGTGTCAACTAATGCAGTTGCTATGTTCGCCGCTTTTTTAATTGCAAAGGCGCGTTTAGCTTGTTTCTCGGATTTCTTACCAAACAATTCCGTAATGTCAGAAATAATGCTTAGTCCTTCTTTTGCAAAACCCGCATTTCGTTGGATTGCGTCTTGTCTTCTTTGCTTATCTTCTTCGTCGAATTTCTTGTTAGTATCGTTAATTTGTTTGCCGTACTTTTCTTCCATTAACGCTTTTTGCTTTTGGTATTCTTCTTCGCTTATTGTTTTTGCGTCAAGTTGATTATTCAAAGCAAGTAGTTCCGAATCGTAAGCAAGGTCGATTATTTCAAGTTCTTTAGCGCGTCCGTCTTTCATCGCGTCAATTCGTAGTTGACGGGCGTTCTTTTCTACTTCATACGCTGCCGCATCCGCTTCGCGCATTTTTTGTAAAAGTTCCGCATCCTTTTCGGCTTGTGCTTGTTTTTCTAAATCGTTGTATTTTTTAGTTATATCTATTTGGTCTTGTTGGTATTTTTTAGTTAACTCCGTTGTGTCTTGTCCTGCCTTATCCGCTAAGGCGCTCATTTCGTCGTATTTATTAGCGAGCTCTTGGAGTTCTTTTTCTTTCGCGTCGGTTATGTTTGCTTGTCGTTCCGCTTCAAGTGCAATTAGATATTCAGTCATTGACATATCCGCATCTTTTTGGTCTTTAGCTTGTGTTGATGCCGAACCTTTTTTTAAGTCGCGTATTTCTAATTCCGCCCCAGCAATTTCGTTTTTAGTTTGTGCCAAACCTTTTTTCATCGCTTTAATAGAATCGTCTGATTCTTTAGCAACGGCTTCTGGGTCAAAAACCAATTTAGCAAGTGGGTCGGCTACGTAATCTTTGGTTAAGTTGAATAGGTCTTTACTTAATGAAGTGCCTTCCAAGTTTTGGATAAATTTGTTACCGATAGAAGTAACTTCCTTCATACTTCCTTTGATGTCTCCGATAATTCCTTTAACGTTGATAGTTCCAACCCCTGCAATTTTAAGTAATTCGTTAACTCCTTTTAATGCAGTTTCAACGGGTAGAACAATCGCGTCTATCATTATATTTTGGAACCCTTGCGAGAACGAATTTAATTTCTTACCAAGAAAAATAATTCCGTTTGAAACTCCGTCGATTATTCCCGTAAATAAATACGCCCACCAAGTGAACGCCGCCGATTGCATTTGAATGTACATCGATAAAAACTTTTGATTTCGTTTTGACGCATCTACTTCAAGTTGCTTTTTTTGTTCGGCTAATTTGATTTCTTCTTCTTCTTCTTTGGCTAAAACTTTTAATTTACCTTGACGAATTTTTAAAATTTCTTCTTCCGATTTTCCTTGAAGTCGTAATGAGTTTTCTTGAAGGTCGAATAATTCTACTTCGCTTTGTGCGTTTTCAACTTGTTTATGAGACAATTCTAAGTTCTTTTCCATTTCGCCGCTTACCCCACCAACTGCGGCTTTAATATCGTCCCAATAAGCGACAATCGCTCCAAGTGCTACGACAAGTAAACCGATTCCCGTGGCAGCAATACCCGCTCTAATCCCACTTAGTGCGCTTTTACCCGACAATCCGACTGCCTTCCAAATTGGTCCAAGTGCGGAAGTTGCTTTACCCGCTAACGAACTTTCGGAAGATAAACTTTTAAATGTATCACTTGCAACGGTACCTAATTGTTTAAATGAATCTTTAGCTTCCATTAAACCTTGGAAACCTTGAGACAAAGCCATAGCGCTTTGAACCTTTAACATAGTTTCTTCAACTGCGGCTGATTCAACACCTACTAACCCCATTGCTCCTTGGACTGCGGAAAAGCCGTCAAGAACACCACCAAACGATTTGGTTAACGCATCGAATTTAGCGTCTGGGTTAAATGAGTTTACTAAGTCATTAGTAAATCCGATTTGGTCTTTTAATTCCGCGGCGGCTTTAGCGGCGGCAATCGCTTCGTCTGAAGTTTCTCCGTATGCTGCGGAAACCTTTTGTAATTCTACAACGGCTTCTTTATATTGTTGTTTAAGCGTCTTAGAGTTATCTTGAATCTCTAATTCAATAGTTCTTTTTTCTGCCATTTCTCTTTTGTCTTTGTATTTTAAACTCCCTAATCGCTTGTTTGTAGTTCGCAACCACCCCAGTGTGTAATTGGTATTTACCTTTTGCTATTTCTATATATTCGTGTTCGCCTACGAAATCCGCTACTTGTAAAAGGCTTACTATTTGATTTATGTAACTCATATTCTTAATATTACTATTTCGCTATATTCAACATTCCCGTTTTGATAAACGTATTCACAACGCACGTTAATTACGTCGTTTTTACCTTCGGTTTCTAATTGTACACCCGCTTCGGTTACTCTTAAGTTGCTATCTTGAGTTGCTCGGTCTATATCCCCAATTATTGGTGGTAAACTTATTCTAATCGTTTGAGATGAACTTATGGAAGTTGGGTTTATAATTACTCCCGTATTACCCGAAGTAAAGTTAACTAAGGTTGCAAAATTTGGCAACGTAATTGGAACGATTACTTCTTCTTGCGCTTCGCCCGTTTGAATAACTCGAATCGGTAAGATTGGCATAAAGTCGTTTAGTAGTTCGAAGGTAGTTTCTCCCGTTACTAAGTTCGTTTTCATTTCGTTAATTAGATAGCGCTTGTCTCTAATTATTAACCTATCATTTAACTGCAATCCTGTAAGAATCGATACGGGTAAATTCGCCTTAATGGTTGTTAACCTATTTTTAGGGTTGAATAAGTTAGTCAAGTACGGAAAATAATACGTAGCAAATATGCTTTGTTGAATCGGAGTTAACCAATACGAAGAAGTTTCGGGCGAAAAGTTTGTCGAATAGTTTATTCCATTATCGGTTAAATCTTGTCCGAACATTGTGTAATCATTTGTTTGATACAAAGAACTTCCATCGGTAAAGTGTATATGGCTTGCTAAATTTACACCCCCATATCTATATAATAAACAAGGCTTTGGTATGTAAGGTGCGTAGGCTTGGTCTAACGAATAACCTACTTGTAAACCCGTTGGAACTCCCGAATGCGTAAATTGATTAAATAAAAGATTCTCGAATGGAACTTCGATAGTAAATTCACCCCCATCGTATGGATATTGGTATTCCGTGTTTCCATATTCCGTTAACCCTTGCTCAAAGAACGCCTTGTTCATTAACGAGTTAGATTGTTGGAATTTGAATCCTATTTTCTTATATAGTTTTACTCGGTCTATTCCTATTTCGGTTTTGTCCGTGAACTCCGTTATATCTATAATCGCTCCCGAAGAATACCAATCGTCTAAAGGAATAATCGTATACTCATTTACGCCCGTGCCATAACACGTTAGATTAAATTGCTTTAAGGTTCCTGCGATAAAATCTTGAATCTTCATTTGTGGAGCAAGTTGCGCTAAATCGGTAAATGCTGAAAGGTTTAACGTAATGTTTGAATATCGAATATATTCCGTTGTTGGAATTGGATTCACTGAAGTTATGTAAGTAACTTCGTATTCAATTTCGGAATCAAACGTTAACGGAAAATTAGAACGAATATAAAATTCCCAAACATCGTTTAACCCTTGAACATTTGGAACGTTAGCAAGTCCATAAATAGCCGTTCCCGTACCTTGTGTTGTAGAAAATAACGCTCCGTTTCTATACGTATCAATCCAATAAGTTGTAGTCGGAGAACTTACCGAAGTAACGTCCAACGTTATTACGTGGTTCATCCACGTAGCGCCATTAAAAAACGGGGTGGTAATTTGATTTAACGAAGAATCAACATAAAGGTTAAGCGGGTATGTAGGAATGTATGAACTTATGATAGTATCAAAGTCAAGTTGTTTTGGTTGTCCACTAAATTCGTAATCATTTTTGTTCTTATACCATAAATATGCTTGGGTAAATTTCGGGTCGCTTAGAAATGCGCCATTAAAAGTTACGCCATATTGCAAACCGATAATATCAAAAATAGTTTTTACCCGTAATGCAGGGAATAATTCTCGGTAATCTATTGCGCCACTATTCGTGTGAATGTCGTTAGAAGTTGAACCTAAAAACGGAACTAACCAATTTGGCACGTTCGCAACGGGTGCGGTTGATAAATATTCCCAAATCCGATTCGAAGTAATTAGCGGGTAAGACACGTCGTAATCAGTTGAAGTATCTCTAACTCTATTAAACACTTCGGTAAACGTGTAATCGTGGTTAACTTTTGAATAGTCAAGGTCGCTTAATAGGTCTTCGCCTACTAAATCTTTAAGTGTTGTAACATCCCCGTAAAAAGTAATCGTGTATGAATCTGGTTGTCCGTTTTTTAGTTGCGACTTTTCCATTTGGATTTTACCCCTACGGAAAAAAGCCATATCAATTTCAATATAACCGTCTAAACGTTCTTGGTAGTTAATTGAACTATTTACCGCGTTTTCGTAAAAGTATTCCCAAATTGCATTATTTCGTGCGCTTGTGGGTATTGTAAACGACTGCGAAAAGTCCGTAAACGTTTTACTAATATCTTGAATGTTTTGAATCGTAGAATTTACTTCGATTGTTTCGTCTGAGAATAAATCTAACTCCCTACCTTCTACAAAAATCCTTACTTGTCTTTTCATTAGATAACGTTGTTTATAAGGTCGGTTGAACTTTCGAATTCAAGAACGTAATTTATTTGTTTCGTGTTTATGTTCTTTTGTTTGTCAATATCCTTCGTTTTCATTTTCACGGGCATTCCATCTAACAAGATTCGTTCGCTTAAAAGTAGTTGTTGAAGGTTACTTGAAAAATCTTCGTCTACCCAACCCGTGTTAACTCGATAAGACAAAATACCATTCGTGTTAAATGTTTGACGTTGGTTTAAGTTAGTGTTATAACTTGCAAATGGACTTGAGAATTCTTGCATCAAATTAAACTCCGTTGCAGAAGTCGACAAGTTTTCGTATGAAGCCTTGAACATAAATTCACGCTGCCACGCTCCGTACTTATTTATGAAGTCGATAACAACGGGAGTGTACAAACATTCTACCATTGGGTAAAACGTGGATTCCCAAACAATCGCAGCACCTAATTTAATTCGTAAAATATTACCCGTTAAATAATACGTTGGTCTTACTCGGTAAAGATTATAAACATTACTTGAAGCGATTGTATAAGAATGCGTTAAACCCGTTTGAAGTTGCTCGTATTCAACCGTATAACCCGCAGGCAAATAAGCCGTAAAAGTTCCCGCACGTTGAAGTGGGTTAACCATTGGATTGTTATTTGTATCCGCCCAATAGTTATAACTTTTTTCTTCAAGGTGGTAAAATTCCAATTGCATTGGGTTCATACCTTCCGAATAATATCCGTACCCGTCAAACGCTCGGTAAGTAAACGTGTCTAATAAAACGTACGTACTTAAAACTAACTTGTAACGCTTTACGTCAACCATTACGTATTGTTCAACTCCTAACAAGGCGCTATCCGAAGCGTAGTTATTATTAAATGTATCGTGGCTTATGTTCTCAAGCAAGTACGGAGAAATATTATAAAGCGTTTGTAAGTTGTTACTTGCAGGAATCAATTTCTCAAGTGTGTAGCTTGGGGAAGTCGGAACGGGTGAACCATTTTGATAAATGTACAATTCAACCTTACTTCCCGCTTGTCCTACTTCGTTAACCTCGATTATAAACGGGGAACGTGCATAAATATTAGTAGCCATAATTTCTAAAATTTTCTTTCATTATTGTATCGAATGTTTCTTCCGCTTCAAGTCCGTAAGCCTCTATCATTTCGTCGGGTAATTTCTTGAATGCTTGTTCAAAAGGCTTGGTAAAGAACATCGAAGGTTTTATTCCTTTTTGCCAAATTGAACGCGTTATTATCATTGCCGTAGCATCGCGGCTTATGTATCTTCCCTTCTTGTCTCGGAATTGGATTCCACGTTGGCGAACCCATTTTTTAATACCTTCCGTTAACCCGCCTTTTTTACCACTACCCGAACCGAATCTAAATCCGCTTAAACTTCTTCCGAAGCGAACTCCTTTTACTCCTTGGTCTTGGTAGAATCCGTATTCTTCCATTTCGAAAAAGAAACGAATTGAATTAGGCATAACCTTCATTTCTGCAACTAAGGAATCAGACAATTTACCCGTAGAATTCTTTTTGCGTAGGTTACTTTGCGCCTTTGATATTACATAGTCGCGAAATTCTTCTAAGGCTTTTTGTTGGAGTTCCTTTTCCATTAACAAATAGTCATTTCGTTAGGGAAGTCCACGTCGAATGTCATTGCCCAACCCGCTAAGTAATTTTCGAATCGTTCTATAAAAGGTTCGCAAGTAGGCGCTCCGTTTAAGTGGTATAGGTTGTCCCAAATGTTTCCGTGTTTAAGCATTTCAAACGCTCGGTTTAATACTGCTAACTGCGTATTAAGTACGTCTATTTCGTTATCCGAAGTTTCGAATTTTGTAGTCGGTTCTTCTTTGCGTTGGCTTACGTTATCCATAGCCATAAGCGTAACATTAGCAGTCATTACGTTATCGTTAAACGTAACTTGGTTTACCATTATATGAACCAACGGGAAAATGTTTTGTTTGCCTAGGTCAACGTTAAATATTGAACCCTGCGTTATCGTGTTTACTAACGGGTCGGAAGTAAAGTGGGTGTTTAGTTCGTTTAGTAAAGAATAGTATCCGTTCATTTTGTTTTCTTTTTAATTTCCATTACTTCGATTTCGTTCTTTTCGGCTTCGAAGGATAAATAGGTAAGACATTTAAATAATCCGTATTTAGTAACTTCGTCGTATTTCGTAATGTCTCCTTTAGCGAGTCCATAGATGCTTGAATACCAACCCCACTTTTTTCCAAACTGAGTTCTTGCGTCAAAGTCAAGTATTCTTCCTTCTTCATCTTTGTTAGTTCCTTCTCCATAAAGTTTAGGGTAGCGCTTAATAACTCGCTTCCTAAAGTCCAAAAAAAAACCGATGAACTGATTGCTACGTCTAAAGGTGCAAACTTCATTAAATCGCAAAATTCAGCCGCTCCCGTGTATTCAGCTATCTCATATTTGTCTCCGTGTTTACGTATAATTGGTCGATACATAACTGCCATTGCTTTGTGAAAATCGTCCCACTTCGCTAAGTAGTTATCTAAGTCGACGTATTCCCCGAAACTGATATTCTCAAGGTTAGGAATAAACCCAAATTCGATTTCGCCTATTTTAAACCGTTGTTTAAACTTTGGCTTTTCCGAAAAGATATTATTGAAGTGAACTACCAACTCATTAACGCTTGTTAGCTTCATTCTAACCACGTCCTTTAATTGTATACCACAAAAGATTTCAATCATTTTCTGCGCTACAAATTCTTCGTCGTTGGAGTTATCCCGCATCTTCAAGAATTCTTGGTAGTGCTTTAGTGGGATTTCAGTAATGTTAGTTGGTATCGTTAAATCTAACTTCATATATTATAAACTATTTATTCGTGTTTTTGTAATTCACAACGTGTTCGTGCGCCTTCATTAGCATTTCGAAGTGCGCCGTAAATCGTGCCATATTGTTAAATACGATTCGAACTCGTTTTCCCGTGCGTTCGTGTATGTAAGATTCCACACGTGCAATCATTACCTGCATATCATTGGTCTTATCGTATTGCATAGCTTCCGTAGGTTGCGCCTATTCCTAAAGTTTCCATTTCGTGATAACGTAGCGCATCTATTCCGTGGTTATTAAAGTCGATAGGTTTGTTTAATCGTCTTCCCGTTTTATCCGTGTCCCAAATATATGAACGAAGTTCTTTGATTAAATCAACGCTTTGGTTTGTTATTAAATATTCTTGTCGTTGCATTACGTCTATTCCGTAGTTAATCGAGTCCTTACCCTTGGTTACTCCTTTAATCGTTATTCCTAAACGTCTTATTTCTTCAATAGATTTTGGTTCGGAAGAATCAGCGTATACAATTACGTTTTTAGGTAGGCGCTTAGCTATATCGCTATTTACTAATCCATTTTGGTAAACAATTTCGTTTACTATTCTTTGGTTATTGTATGCATAAACTTCGACTATAGCAGTCGGGTCGTTCGTATATCCAAAGTCAAGTCCTATTCCTAACAACCGTGCTTCCTTTGGAATCGTGTCTATTATTTTCCAATTACTGAAAACAACACCTTCTAACATTCCTAATTGTCCTTCGCCGTAAACTTTCCACCAATTCGCCCAATAACTTGATGTCTTTGCTTTGTCTCGGTTCTTTTCGATTTGCTCAACTATTGATTGGTCAAGTGCTTCGTTATCCTTGTATGTTAGAATTAAGAAGTCCGAGTCGGGTTCGTCTTTAAGTTCGGTGTGTACCCAAAATTCGTTAGCAGGGTTAAAATCTAAATAAACTTCCTTCCGTGTTCGTATAGCCAACTCGTTATAAGCGTCAAAGGTTACGTTGTTACATTCGTTGATATATAGAATATCGCGACGCGCTCCACGGAGTTTACTCGAGTCATCTGCGGAAAAGAATTCGATAACTGAACCATTTGCGAACTCATAACGAAGTAGCGACTTGTTGAACCTATCCTCAAAGAATCTTCCCGTCCATTTCATTATCTTTAAGAAGTCCTTTAACGCACCCCGCCTTAAATGTGGGATTGTTTCCGCAACTACGCTTATTT